GAGGCTTGGCTCGGGCTCGCGCAGGATCCGACCCGCATCGAGCACGTATTTGCCGTGGACGCGGACGACAAGGAGTCGGTCACGATGGGCAAGCAGTTCCTGAGCGTCGTCTCGGAGAAGCGCGCCTGCGTCGCAGCCTGGAACCTCGCAGCCAAGAAGGCGCGCGGCGATCTGATCGTGCAGCTGTCCGACGACTGGGTTCCGCCTATCGGCTGGGACACGAAGCTGCTGTCGCTCGTCGAGGGGCGCGACTTGCAAAAGGAGCCGCTCGTGATCGCCGTGCACGACGGCCACCGCACCGGCCCGCTGCTTTGTATGGCGATCCTCTCGCGCGCGCGTCTAGAGCAGCAGGGCGGCGAGCTCTTCCACGAGGGCTATGAGTCGGTGTTCTCCGACAACGAGTTCAGCCACCGAGCCTGGCGCGACGGCATCGTGATCGACGCGCGCCACCTCTACCGCTTCGAGCACCAGCATCCGGCCTTCAAGAAGGGCAACTGGGATGCGACCTACCAGCACAACAACACGAAGGAGCGTTACGACGCCGGCCTCGAGCTCTTCAAGCAGCGCAACCCAGACGCAGATTCCAAATGGACAACGCCCTAAATTTCGATTCCGAGTATGTCGTCGATTCGGCGACCGGCGCGCTGACTTCGCGCGACCGCACGATCCGCGCGCAGTACGATCACGCCTACGTCGCGCGCTATGAGAAGTACCCAGAGCGAGAGCTCTCGAAGATTCGCGCTGCGCTGTTTCGGCGCTTCTTTCCCGACGCGGAGGCCGTCTGCGACGTCGGCTACGGCACCGGCGCGTTCCTGCGTGCGGTCAAGGATAGCAGCCCTTGGGTCCATTGCTGGGGCTACGATGTTTCCCCGTATCCCGCGCCGTCGTTCGTGCGCGTGGATCGCGAGTGGCAGCGGACTCGCTGGCGGGTGCTTACATTCTTCGACTCGCTCGAGCACTTCGACCAGCTGCCGAAGTTCGAGGCCGATGGCGTGATCGTCTCCGTCCCGTGGTATCATCCGCAGTTCGGCCTCGACTGGTTCTACAACTGGAAGCATCGCCGCCCAGGCGAGCATCTCTGGCACTTCACGCCCAATTCGCTCGCCTCGGTGATGGCGCAGCGCGGGCTACGGCCCGTCTTCATCGGCTCGCCTGAGGACGCGGTCCGCAAGAATGATGGTGACTGGCCGAACATTCTCACGATGGTCTTTAAGGCGTGAGAATCTGCATAGTCTACCACCAGCGCCTCGGCGACATCATCCGCGTCCTGCCGATTGCGCGGCATCTGGCGAGCCAAGGCCATTCGGTCTACGTCGAGTGCTTCCCGCAATACTGGGGGCTCTTCGGCTGCGTCAGCTACGCGCGGCCTTCGGATCCGAAGCAACGCCACGAGATGCGCTTCGGCCGCGTGCTCGAGCTCGAGATCTGGCCGCACCGATACGACGAGTATCGCGCAAGCGGGAAACCCTGGGGCGACTTCGTATTCGGCCTGTTCCCCGAGTTCGCCCAGCTGAACCAGCGGCCCGAGTTCGACCTGATCGACGAGCAGCCGCCGCTTGAGGACTACGGCTTCAGCCGCGAGATCTGCCTGCTGGCGCCGTTCGGCTACTCGCAAGGGCGGCAGCATCACGCCGGGGCGCTGATCGAAGCCTGCCGACGGGTCGCCAAGCGGCCGATTGTGTTCCTCGCAGACGAGGCGCAGGAGGCGAAACTCCTGACCTGGCGCGTGCCGCAGTCGATGATCCTGCGAGCCAAGTCGCCGGCGCATCTGCCGCGCATCATCCGCGACGCGGAGGAAATGTTCACGATCAACTCCTCCCCGTGCATCATCGCCGGGGCCGTGCGGAAGGAGTTCTGGCACGTGAGCTCTGGCGTCGCTCAGGATGACGCCTTCTCGCCGGCCTCGCGCGTTGTGACAGTTGGCGATTAAGTATGGCCGCAGTACGCGACTTCGATCCCGTGCAGCTGGCGCTCGATCAGGGCGCCATCCTGGAGCAAGCCGGCATCACGTTCTCCTATCTCGGCAGCACGATCACCGGCGTCTGGTCTTCGAGCCGGAACCTTTTTGACGAGTTCGAGGATCAGCGCCGGGACGACGTGAAGTTCACGGTGTTCTTCACGACCTCATCGGTGACTGGCACGCCGGCTCAGAGCCAGACGCTCGTCCGGGCCGGAACGACCTACTTCGTGGAGCAGGTGCGGTTCGATGCGGAGGGCGCGGGCTGCGAGATCGACGTCGCGAAGGTGATATGATCTACGCCACCTTTGAAAATCAAGAGCTCTCGAAGGCGCTAACCGCGCTCGCTAAGGAGTCCAACTTCGGCCTTGGCACGATTATCAAGGAGGAGGGCAAGTATCTTACCCAGCTCTTCATCCGCTTTACGCCTCCGAAGTCCAAGAAGGAGGGCGTCAACGCAGTGCGAAAGGACATCGGCAAGATGACCGCGGTGCTGGATTACAACTCGCTCAAGGCAAAGGCCGCTCCAGGTAGTCTTTACGAGTCGATGGCAAAGCTGGTGCGACGGCGCGAGACGCAGAAGCTGAACGACCTCCTGCGTAATCCTAAAATCTCCTACTGGGGCGGGCGGCGCGTGCTTTCGGATGTTATGCAGGTCGCCGAGTTGCATCTACGTTCTGGAACGCGCAACAAATACGGCCGGGTTACAAGAGATCAGAACGTCGCGGCCTACAAGACCGACGCGCGACGCTACCGGAAGGCAATTGAGGATCGCGTGGGATGGACCGTCGCCGGCTGGATTCCCGCAGCCAAGGTGACGCGCGCGCGCTACAAGAAGTTCGCGGAGCCGCTTGCCGAGAAGGCGGGCGACGTCGCCTTCTGGTTCGGGAGGGCAAGCGATCAGGCGCCATTCCTGACGGCAGTAAATCGCAACGTGAAAATCCCAAACTACCAGAACAAGATCGACGCGGCCTTCAACGCACGCACGAAAACGACGCTGCGTAAGGTTAAGCGATTGCTAGCCGGCAAGGCCGTCAACCTAGGATTCACCCGCGTCGAAGGCGCCCAATCAATCCCAGAAGCCGCGTGAGCACCCGCACCAACATCCGCAACGCCATCGGACTGAAGCTGACGCAGGCCGGCGTCGTGCCCACGGCGAATCTCCTCAAGGGCCGAAACAACACGCTCGCCTCGACGAGCTTCCCGTCAGCCGCCGTTTACGCGGTCAACGAGCAAGTGGAGGTCCGCACGCTGGCGCCGTCAAATCGGACGCAGTATCGGACCTTGCAAGTGATGGTCGAGTATTTCACCGCGGAGGTGGCCGGCTCGACGACGATCATCGACGACCTCTTCGACACGGGCTCGGCGGCGGTCGAGGCCGCCGTGCTGGCTGACGTTACCTTGGGCGGCGTCTGTGATGACCTCCTTCTGACAAGCGTGGATTATGTGATCGAACCCGACGAGGAACGTCGTTGGGGCGTCGCTCGTCACACCTTCTCCTGCATCTATTTAACCACCGACTAAAATGGCGAACCACTTAGGCCGCGAAGGCACCGTCAAAATCTCGTCGACCACCATCGGCGAGCTCCGCAACTACTCCTTGGCTCACTCCTCCGACGTTGTCGAGGACTCGGTCATCGGCGACACCTACCGCACGCGAAAGGCCACGCTGAAGACCTGGAGCGTCAACGGCGATCTCTACTGGGACGAGGTCGATGCCGGCCAGATCGCGCTGACCATCGGCTCCACCGTGACCGTGAACCTCTATCCCGAGGGCATCGCGTCGACGTCCACCTACTACACCGGAAGCGGCATCGTGACGAAGTTCGACATCAGCGCCGCGTTCGACGGAATGGTCGAGGGCTCGATCAGCATCGAGGGCAACGGCGCGCTGTCCACTTTGACGGTCTGAGGTGAAGGATGGACGCTATTGACCTAGTTCGCGAACACTTCGCTTCCCTCGGGACCAAAAAGATCGAGGTGCCCGAGTGGAAGCTGACGATCCACGCCACTCCCGTCACGCTGGCCGAGAAGGCGCGCCTCTACAAGAAGAGCCGCGAGAGTGATATGGAGCTCCTCGTCGACATCCTGCTGATGAAGGCGACGAGCGAGGACGGGAAGAAGCTCTTCACCATCGAGGACAAAGCGACGCTGCTCAATCGCGCGGACTCCAACGTGCTCGCGCGAGTGGCGAACGCCATTCTGGCCGACGATGCGCCGAAGGCTGAAGAGCTAAAAAACTAGCCGGCGGCGAGGCTGGTGCCGACCTCCTCGCCGTCTACGCGCTCGCGGATCGTCTCGGCAAGTTCGCTCACGAAGTCCTCCAGATGCCAGCCCACGAGATGAACGGCTGGATCGCCTACCTAAACCACCAGCAGCGAACCCAACACCGCAATGGCTAGCGCAACATTCACGCTCAGGGCCGTCGACGCGACGCGGGCTGCGTTCGCCTCGGTGCAAAATTCGCTGCAACGGGTCGAGAACAGCACCCGCGGTCTTGCGCGCATTACCAAGCTAGCCTTCGGCGGCGAGGCTGTCCTCGGCACGCTCAATATGATGAAGCAGCGACTGGATAAAGTCGCTATGGCGGGCGAGGATATGGGCTTCAGCGACGAGCAGATCGCGAGCGCCATCAGGATGGAGCAAGCTGTCGAGGGCGTGCTCAACTTCCTGACCAAGATTCCGGTTATGCTGACGCAAGTCGGCATCAACATCGGCAACGTGCTCAACCCCGACTCGATGAAGTCGGCGACGGAGGTCATCCGAAACTTCAAGGCGGACCGAGCCAAAAAGGAAATCGCTTCAATCACCGAGGAAACGATCAAGCTCCAGGTCGAGATGGATCGCCTCAATATGACCGAGCGCGAACTTGCGGATGCGCTGATGGGCGACGCAGCCAAGGCGTTCAAGGCCGCGGTCGATGCCTTTGAGCGCGATCCTGAAAAGGGCTTCCGGCTTCAGAAGGACGCGCTCGCAATTCTGGCGCAGCGCGAGCAGCTGCTAAAGCAGATCGCCAAAGGCGAGGAGCAGATCTCCCAGAAATACATCGATGCGAACGGCGACTTACTCCAAGCCAATCAAGCGCTGAACCTTTCGCGTGGCGCCACCATCGATAAGGAAAAGCTGCTCGCCAATCTCACAACGCAGCAGGCGATGGACGAGAAGGAGCTACAGCGAATCCGCGCCGATCCGGTAAAGAACAAGGAGTACGAGGTGACGGTGGTTAAGCGTCTTGCCAGCACGTATCGCGAGATCGCGCAGATTGAGGAGGAGCGCCGCGCCTTCGGGATGGATTTCGGCGCGACCATTGCCCAGTCATTCGAGGACGCAATCGTTTCTGGAAACAAACTGCGAGACGTTCTACGCGCTCTCGGCCAGGATCTGTTGCGGCTAATCTTCCGCGAGCAAGTGACGAAGCCGATGGCAAGCGGCCTCGGAACATTCTTCGCCGATCTCTTCACGGGCCGCGCATCTGGCGGACCCGTCACCGGAGGCACGCCGTATCTCGTCGGCGAAAAGGGGCCGGAGCTCTTTATGCCGGCGTCGTCCGGCAGCATCGTGCCGAACAATCGCCTTGGCTCCAGCGGAGGCGGCTCGACTGGCGTGACGATCAACTACCACATCGCCGCCGGCGTCACCCGCGCCGAGCTCGTGCCGATCCTTGAGACAGAGCGGAAGCGCCTCAAGGCCGAGATCCCCGATATGGTGCGCCGCGGTGGCGCTTATCGCGCAGC